ATTCTTAATAACAGGTATGCTGTCAATGGTAGCTATCCGGATAGTGTCACTACCCACCTCAACCTTGAGCCCATTAGCCAGGGCACGCTTGTAATGGTATTGTGCTCTCTTAGGAGCTGAGCATGATAGTAACACACAGAGTAGAGAAAACCCGATAAGTGTGCGTGATGTTAATCTATTAAGCATATCGGGTGTATTAAAGGTTCTGTAACATGGCTATCATTCGAGGACATGGGTAAATATCACTCTTATCTTTCCTTACACTGTTATGGGTGTAGATGCCTGGAGTACCTTTGAAAGCCTCCGTATCAATGGCAAATATCTCTTTTCTATAGGTCTTGGGTATGTTGTAGGTCTCACACAGATACACCAATAACTGACGGGTGCTTTCTATCTGCTCATCCGTATACTTATGCCATAGTACATGACCTTTGAAGGGCTTATCCAGGACGGTAACCTCCGAAGGATCTACCACACTCTTGACATAGTTGATGTACTTACCATTGACCTGCTTCAATGGGCCCCAATTGCAGACCTCAATACCAACACTTAACTTGTTAAGGTTTTGATATCTTAACCCATGAGGTGCAAAGTCTTGGTTATCTATGCCAAGGTGATATGCCCAGTGCTTGGAGCTGAAGCATTGTACTATTGTACCCTTGTTTCCAATGACGAAGGCAGTAGCTATCCTGGTATCATTGCTGTTCCAAAAACGAGCTACCCCAACAGCATTGCCATTGCCTGCTGTATGGTGCAGATATATCTGCTTTTTGGTAGCCTCCTCTTGGAAGTATTGGTCATTAGATAGGCGTTCCTGTAATATCTTGGTTGTGTCTAATCTCATCTGCATCTCTTTTAATTTCCTTAGCTCTCGTTATTAAATTCTTAGCACTTATCCATAGGTCAATACCCTTTACTGCCTTGTAATTTTCGTTAATACTCACCACCTCAATGGATACAAGCACTAAAGATAGCATCTTTGTTAGCATCAAAGGAACAGAAAAAAACGTTAAGATGATATCATTCAGTATGAAATAATCAATGAGATAGAACAATATCACAGTTACCTCATACAGCAACATCTTACTAATGACAGCAGATAGCTTCCGTGAGGTAACAGGTTGCTTAAGTTTACGGGCCTTCCACACTCCCGTAATGGTATCCACAAATATGGCAAACCCAATCAGGAACATGAGCCCTGTGATAGGCATAAAGAAAGCACCCATCATGGATAAGTAAAGCGGCCACTTATTCTGCAGTGCCGTTATTAGAATTGTTAATTGTGCTCTCATATTGGTTGTATAGTATGGTGTATATATCGTAGGTAAGTATGACCCATCCTGCAAGGCTAAGGTAATTCTCAGGCTGTTGGAGCAATGCAAGGCCAAGGCTAAGCATAAACACATGGTATGCAATACCCAAGCAGTTAATCAATGCCTGCAATATCTTTAGGAATACAAATTGTTTGTCCATCGGTTGTGAATATGTGAATATAAATCTCATCAATCTCCTCCCATTCGGTGAAGGTATATGTAATATCATTGACTGTTACGCTATGCATACTTCTGTACTATTACTCTTTTCCATGCTGCTATATCGGTGGCTGAGGCTGAGTGCTGCACGGTGAAGATGAGGTAATTATCTGCGGTCTTGTTGAAAGGTATTAAGCTAATGGCACTTGTATTGTAATCGGTTGGTGCACTTGTACCTGTAGCAAAGCAATTCATGTTAGTAAGGTCCACATATATATTCCTTTCAAACCGTTGGAACCTTACAGTTGTACCCATTGAACCTGCTGAACCGAGAAGGGTAGCACCCGTTAAGCTGTTGGTGGTGTTAATGTAAAATCTAAACGCTGTTGAACCTGTGCCACTGACATTAGTCCTATCTATGAAGGCCTTGATATAGATGGTGTTAGTTGTAGCAATAGAATTGGCAGGTATCAATACGGTTGCACTGATGGTATTATTCAATCCATTCACACCTAAGCCATAGCCATTACCAATGGTAGAGGGGTTACCACTACCGGTAACTGTTAAATCACCCTCACCAAGTACAGAGGCTCCGTTAATTGTCTTGATGTTGGTACCACTAACCAAGGTATCCTGCTTACCTGCTCGACCTGCAGCCACTGCTTGGTCAAACAATTCAGCCTCCTCATCGGGGCCCACAGGGTACTTGCTTGGTCTTATGTTGTTACTCATCCTACAATTAAGGTATTAGATGTAAAGGTATATGAGGTCTCAGTATCAAGGGCAATGGTCACATAAACCACATAAGAGCCATCTATTGGGGCTTCAATTAACTCGCTTATTCCATCAGTAGTGAGTGCTCCATCCTGGTTGAATACATCATCTATATATATCTCATAGCTGATGGACTGAAATACAACATCCTCAGCTAATTGAAAGTAAAGAAACATGATATCATGATCAATGTAGATATTAGGATCATCCGTTAAAACTGATACGGTTGTCCTGTTATCTGTATCCTGTGAGCTGATATTGGTCTCCCCTGAGTAACTATTGATAACTATTGTACCATACCCATCTGCAGCACCATTAACTGCTGCCATACCGTATCCATTTTCCTCATTGAAGGGTTGTCCCCATCCTATATCATTTGGCATTGTTGCTGTTTAAGTAGGTTAATAGTTTTTTGATGTTGCTTTTATTCGGCTTTCTTACAGTACCCATCCTATATTGTAATTGTTAGTATCCGGATATATGTCACCGTTGCTGTTCGTATGGTACTCGGGGTAGAGTGCATTGTTGAACTGCAGGTGATCAATCATTCTTTGAGTATAGTTTTGAGCTATATCCCTCTGCTTGGAGATAAGCATATCAAGCTCGGGCTTCTCAATGGTAGTAGCATTCTCACTGCTATGCTTGAACACTCCCTTGTTAGCAATAGTATACACACTGAAAGGCAGATATTCTACCATGGCCCAATGGATGAGACAAGGCTTCACATAGGTAGTGAGTAGGTTGAGGTAGGGCTGTTGTATCTCATCAATGGCTTGCACGGTGATGGTAGCGTCATTGTTACCTGCTTGGATGGTTAGTACATCACCTACCGTGTAGCCTGTTCCTGCAGTAGCTACGGTGTAAGATACCACCACGTTACCTGCTGTAACCAAGTCAACACCAAAGCCTGCACCTGTACCACCTGAGCAGGCAATACCTGTGAGGTTAGTATATCCTGTACCTCCTGCAGTCAAGGCTGTGGTAGTAGGTACACCTGCACCACTCACAGTGTTAAGTACATCGGCCTTAAGTTTGTTGAATAGGTCAGTACCGAGGTAGTTTTGAAGGTGAATATCCTGGGCTACCTTTATCCATTGGATGAAGTTGTCAGTATCTACGTTGCCATTGACAGCAGTATACTTAACCAGGTCTTGTCTTGTTATGAGTAGTGCTTCCATTATTTATTGTAATCGGGATGGTGTCCATTGTTAGGCATATCAATAGGAGGGGTATTAGCCTCACCTGAGCCTCTTGGGTTAGGCTGGTAGCTCTTAGGTATGGTTGCTACCTGTTCGTTGCTTGAGAGGGCTTTATCGGGCCTCAATGTTCCATCGGGGTTTTTCTTCCGTTGGTATAGTTGCTCAGTCCAGAAGTGGCCACAATTCACACCACCTTTGAACTTAAATAAATCATAAGGCTGTCCTTTGTGCCCTAACTCCTCATTCACTCCTGCTCTGCTTGCAGCATCAATGTCCTCCAATCGGTATACCACTCCGTTGTTGGTACGTCTCATCATCTGCTTGCAGAAGTCTCGGCTGTTATCCTTGTTGTATCTCTCACTGTACCGGTATCTCACCTTATAGATGGACTTATCCAGGTAGCTAAATCCATTCGGGTTGCTCTTAATCACGGATGCAAGTCTCTGCAACATGGATGGTTTGGGTGCTAAGACTCGGTTAGCCCAATCCTCAGTGCTGTCATTATCGGCAGAGTACTCTCTCTCCTCAACAAGCTCCCATACCTCTCCATCCACTTGCTCCCCGTCAAGGTTTCCAAGGACCTCATTGAGCACCTCATCACTTACATCCTCTTTCTTGAGCTGTACAGGTGCAGGCTTCAATCCTGCCAATGCTCTTAACTCATCGGATGTCATGGCCTCAAGTACTTTAGCACTTACATTCGGTGTCATTTTATTGAGTGCATCCGATATCTTAGTTATCTCATCAGCAGTAGTCAAGTCACCGCTTTGGTCTAATGGGTTCAATGTCTCAAAATATAGCTTCAAAGCAATCCCATTATAGGCAAGTATCTTATCAAAGGCATCAAGCATTACCTCCTGCAATGGTACAATCACCATGTTATTGAATAATATAGCACTGTTTTTTAGCTCATCTGCATTGCTTCCAAAGCCTGTGGTAGTAGCAATACCAAAGAGCAGTGGTGATGTCACGTTGTGACCTATCAATATCTTGCGTACACACTCCTCACTGAGATACTTGTATAGCTCGGGTGCCTGCTGTACCGGCATATTTTCAATGGTGGCAGCAGTCTCTTTGTTTTGGTTGAAGGATACCACAATCTTATCTCCACCTGGACCTGTGAGCTTGTTCATGACATCACTCTTAATCTGCTGTTGCTGTTCCTCCGATGGTACCCCA